CAGGTTCAGGCGCTGGTGCAGGAACTGGTGGTGGAGGCGGAGCCGGTAATGGATCAGGCGGCGGAGCATCTGGTGGAGCATCTGGTGGCGGTGGCGAAGCAGGCACAGGCAGTGGATTTGTTGGTACAGATACTATGGGAATGGGAACATTGTCAACTTACAGCAAAACTAAAAAGAAAAAGAAAAAGAAAAAAACTAAAGTAGACTTTGGTGCAAGTGTATATGAAGGAAATGATGGGAATTGCTACGAAGCATCTGGAAGAGAATTTATGGAACTTGCTAGAGCAGGTAATAAAACAGCAAAGTTAGTACATGCAGATATAACTCCTAGAATAGGTGGACAACAAGGTAATACTTATGGACATGCTTGGATAGAAGATGGTGCAAAAGTAAACGATGTATCAGACAATCACGGTTCTAACATTAATAAAATAACAAACGGCGATAAAATTATTTATTATGGCATTGCAGATCCTACAAATATAAAAAAATATGATTATAAAACGTTTGCTGAAATGGTTAGGAAACATAAACATTGGGGACCATGGTCCGCTGTGGAACGTCTTAGTCCTTTTGAAGAAGGCTACTTTAAGAATTTAGATATTGAAAGACAAGAACGTCCAAGTCCGCCTATGCAACGCAGTAAGAATCCAATGAAGGCTCCAGATAAAGGCAACTGGGGTAAACTAATATGGTTTAAGAACTTACATTTGTCAGGATCATATTCTAATGCTGATTTAAAAATTATGGGATTCAGCATTAAAAATGGCGAATGGGTAATACGAGAACCTGCTTACAACAAAATTAAAAACCAATTAAGGTAAATACTACTATGTTAATAAATGATATAATTAATGAAACAACTTCCGGTGGTATTGCCATTGTTGCCCAACCAATGGGCGGCATGCAAAAAAGACCTAATCCAAGTGTTTTTGCAAAGAGCAAAAAATCAAAAAGAAAAACAAACGAACAATCCCAAAACTATAAAGTTAAGCATACGCCTACAGGCAAAACTTATAAAGTAACCGCTATGGATCAGCATAGTGCTAAAACTAAAGCCGCTGTACAACATGGTGGTAGAAGTGCTAGTAGTAGAGCAGAAGACGACTTTGAGATAGTGAGTCCATAATGAAAGCAGTTAAATGTAAAGACGGACATCTAAGTTTTATCTCAAGATCTCAGTCAGACCTATTCAACAAAATCGACCTAACCAAATTTTTAGATATAAATACATTAGACGAGTACACTTTGCATATGGTAGAAGAAATGTATAAGCAAAACGTCATTCGTAAAGTAACTACAAAGGAAGGAAAAGTTGGCTACAAAATATACCCACAAAAAACAGAAGTATAACAAACAACAAAAAACACACCTAGCAGGACAGTTGGATACCTTAGCAGGTAAGGTCGCTAAAAGAGGTGTATTTGTTGTTACTAAAACTGTGGCTGGCAATTACTTCAATGTAACAGAGGCTTTAAAGAAAAAGGTGGTACTTACACATATACTGCAAAAGAATACAGCACAGACGCTGTGTGTACGTCTAAACGCATCTACTAACCCCAAGGCATCATACGATATTAGTGAGATGCAAATGATCAGAACACAGCGATTATTAGATAGGTATGCTGATTTATTTACTGAGTCAATATTCCATAAACACACTATAAAAGTAACTGATAAAGACTTTATGCGTGATGTTGCATTTGTTAGACTACACGAAACCCTTATTAAATTAAGATCTGTATCGGAAGAACTTAAACATCAATTGTAAATCTTTCGATTATGATAAATAAGTGTAAGAACTAACTATAACTAGGAAATCACTATGTTTTTGAATGAATTTAATCAAACACCAACAAGTAAGATAGCTAAATTAAATAAAATGCTAACTGAACAATTTGGTTTAAAAATCAATCCAGGAACAGTCAACCTCGAAAAGTTAATGAAAATTAACGAGACAGCCAAAAAGGCACTATTCAAAATTAGAGGAAGTAACAAGAAGTTTCAACTAGAGCCAGATTATGCAAAATATCTAAGCCTAAGAGATCTTTCAGAGACAATGATTGTTGAGGGGTATTACGAGTCCAGCCCAGGCTACAAAGCGTTAGCGGCAAAAATTGATGAACGTATTACGGAATTGTGTAATTCAGGTTACACGTCTGAAGAAGCAAGAAGTCAATGTATGAATGAAGTTCGTGCAGACCAGACTCATTGTTATGATGACTCTGTTACTGAAACAATGGTTATGTCAGCAATTGGCAAGTTCGAAGAATCATGTGGTGAACCACATGAGTCAATTGAAGCAGAACTTGGTTTACCAGAAACTGATATGAGTGCAAGACTTTTAAGTGAACTTGCTAAAGAAGTTGGTATTGAGCTTGAGACAATGGAAAATTATAACGCAATAGAAGAAAAGTTAAAAACTTTTTCAGAAGTATCTGGAAAGAGCAGAGACTCTATTGTAGGTTTCCTAAATGGACTAGAAGTAGAGTCCGTCCAAACAGGTATACAAATGTTTGGTAAGCAAATTGCAGAGCAAAACAAATTTACAGGTGCTAGAAAAGATGCTATTGCCCAAGGCAAAGATTCTTTTGAAGTTGATGGAACGGTTTATAGTGTAACTGGTGATACTAGTGACGAAGAAATACAAGAAAGTGAGAAAAGCATGTTTGATGATATAATAGACGAAATGATTAACGAAGAAGTTAATGTTGAAGAAGCAGAAGTTGTTATGGCTGTTAGAGCGTTAGCTGACGATATCCAAGATCAAGTAGAAAGAATTGGCAGAATGGTAAATGAAGATATACCAGCAATTTCAGATTCTATGAGAACTGAAATGGGTGCCGATACTGCTCAATCGTTTGCAGACAGCACTTCACAATTACTATCAGCCCACTTAGAGGCTTGTAAAGCACTTAAAGGTGGATTAGATTTAGCAATTACTGGATTAACAGGTGGTGAAATGGTAGGCGGATTAGGTGACACAAGTGATTTAGGCGCAGATTTAGGCGGTGACATGGGTTCACCAGGACTAGATGACATGGGCATGGATGAGCCAGTTGCAGATAATATTCCAGCTATGGCAGGACCGGCAGAAGAGCCATTAGGTAGAGCAGAGGTTTAAATAATGCTCATTTCAGAAGTAACAGGTTCTGAAAATTCAGGAGCCGGAAACGAACTAATTATAGCAGTTCAGGACTTGCTTAGTAGATACATTGCTGACGACGAAGGTCCAGAAGATATTCCTACTGAAACATTTAAAGCAGAATTAGAAGCAAACACTGGTCTTGTATTGAATACAGGAACATTAGTTAAAGCCATTAACGATAGTGGTTATGCTAGTAGTGTTGATGCTGATACAATTAGAGCAAATGGCGATTTACCGTCAGATATAGACACAGACCCAGAAGACACAGTTGACGTTGGACAAATGGCTGGCAATCAAGCCATGAAAGACATTAAGGCAGATTTATAATGGCAACTATATTTTCTAATGCGGCAACTGCCCGTAAAGATACACGAAACAACTCAGTAATTCATTCAGAGGTACGCAGTATTGAAACTGCCGTACTGGCTAATGTTGATTCTGGCGTTTTATACGCAAATGTTTCAACTGGTACTACAATGACTAATAGTAACACATACTATAAGGCATACTTTAATATCACAACAGACGCTACTAAAAAAGATCAAGTTACATACGTTTCTAAGTATTTTAAAGACTTAGGGTACGGAGTTAAAGTAGCTCAAAACTTAGTAAGCACAGATACTATTACCTGGAATATAAGCTGGTAAATCCAGTGAAGAAACTTTTTTTCTTTGGTGACAGTTTTGTTCAAGGAAACGGCCTTTCAGGCTTAGACCATACTGCAAGTTTTGGTACATATTCAAAAGAAACTTTCCCAACTTTAACAGCAAATCGTTTAAATTCACAATATCAAAACTTAGGATTTGGTGGCACATCTATTTGTGATACTGCAAGTCGCATACTAGAGACAAAGATTCAAAAAGATGATATTGTGTGCGTATTATGGCCAGAGCCAAGCAGAGTAGGTAAAATGAGAAATAGTGAAAATGACTTATCTACTTTTTGTAGTTCATCAGAAGATAATCATATTGTTCAATATTATACAAAATATTGGACAGAAGAAAAATCTTTGTATGACGCAAAAACAAACATAGCCATTGCAAATTCTTATGTTACTAGCAACTATGGTGTATGCATTAATATTCCAGGTGTATGGACACAACAAAAAGAGTTTATAGATCAATACATATTTGACTGGACAAATATTCCCTATATCACTGAAAGTTTAGTAGATTTTTATTTGGATTCAGTTGCAGATGGGCATTTTGGTCCTAGAACACATGAAAGTTTTGCAGAATATCTGTCAGGATTCATAACCTCTAACATTTAATTACTATAAATATGCGTATGGAACGTATTGACATATGGTTCGGAGATAGTTGGACTATCGGTAGCGAACTCCCAAGTAACTTATCTTCATCTGAAATTAGAACATTCACTAAAACTGGTTTCCCTAATTTTAGAGACAACACCCAAAACCCAATCGATTCATATCCTGCATTAGTATCAAAGCACAGAGGTGCGACTTATCAAAACTTTGGTATTGCTGGCGGCAGTTACGAATTTGCATACTTTGAGATGTGTAATTGGTTTGCTAATAACAAGTTTAATGACAAAAACGAATATACTTTTTTCTTACAAACAACAGCATCAACTAGAGGCTTTGGCATTGACTATAATTATAAGAGACATCACTTCCAAGGTATTAAGCAATATTCTAGAGGAAAACTGTTAGACTTTCAAAAATCAAAAAACTTACCAGAGTTTGCAGACTTTGATGCTAATATGATTTTAAATTCTATATATTGTTTGTGCAAAGCAAATTATATTAAACTTAAGATTATACCATTGTGGACAGGAATGAATCTTGTTCCTGAAGTAAACATTGTACCAGATAGCAAATGGATTTCTCCAGCACATACAAATATGCTACAACACATATTTGGAGATAATGTTTTCCCAGACGGCGGCATAGATACAACACTAATACCTAATGAGGAAATTATAAGTACAATAGGGCAGTATGATTACATTGCACCTAATGAATGCCATCCAAATAAAGAGGCTCATAAACGTATCGCAGAATACATATTGTTTAAAACAGATGGATTAAATCCATATTACTACAAACCCAAATAGAGTGTAAAAAGGTTGACAAACACAATAATCATGCTATAATGGTTGTTATTCAATAAAGGTATATTCAATGCTTGTAGAAAAATTTACTTACCCAACTCTCAAAAGAGTAACAGCAAAATCAGGACAACGACAATACACAGGGGACGACAATGTTCCTGTTCCTAGTGTAACTACAGTCCTATCTGAGACTGGCGACAAAACAGCATTAATCAACTGGCGCAAACGTGTCGGTGATGCAGAAGCTAACCGTATTAGCAAAGAAGCCGCAGGACTTGGTACTAAAGTACATAATGCCTTAGAGAAGTATGTTTTACTTGAAGACTATGAGATTAAAGGCAACAACCATATCAGTATACTAGCTAGAACCATGCTAGATGAAATGGTTAATAAAGGTTTATCCCAAGTTAATGAAGTTTGGGGAGTAGAAGTAGCCTTACTTGCTAAAGGATTATATGCAGGTACAAGTGATGCAGTTGGTATGTTTAATGGTGTAGAGAGCATTATTGACTTTAAAACTTCTAAAAAAATTAAAAAGCGTGAGTGGATCGACGATTACTTTATGCAAGGTTGTGCATACGCATTAGCACATAACGAGATGTTTGACACAAATATTAAACAAGTTGCTATATTAATGGTTGATAGAGAAGGCAAATATGCTGACTTTATTATCGAAGGCGACGAATTCGAAGAGTACTGCCACAAGTGGGCCTCACGATTAGCAGACTATTATAATAAAGCATAGTTGCTAGATGTGATAAATACTGTTAAGTAAGGAGACATTAACAGTGGCAGATAACGACAAAACAATAGTATCGAGAATACAACACCGCAGGGGTCTTAAGCAAGATCTTCCTCAGCCGTTACGGCCTGGAGAAATTGGACTGGCTACAGACAGTAGACAGCTCTATATTGGTGGTGATCCTACTAACCCAGCAACATCAGATTATCATAGTGTAAGTTACTATGAAAATACTTTAAGTGCAAAATCTCATGTGGCAAGTATTGCTAACAATAACATTATTGCATTTAACGTTCCTTGTGTACGTTTTGTTGAAGGTGAGTTTGATGCTATTAGTAAAGTTAAAAGCTGGCAACCAACAGATGCTAGAAGTATTTTATCAGGTGTAGTCGCAAGTGCTTTCTCTGATTCTTCTTACCCTGTTTTCTCTCCAATATCTACAGCCACAATAGCATCAACATTAAGTGCAACAAAAACAGCAGGAAGTTTTGAAATACAAGTGACTATAGTAGGTGGTCTCGATACCACTGGTAATATTAGAGTACACGATGAAATTATTATCTCAGGTTATGCAGGAACAAGACCAAAAGTTAATACAGTTGCAAAACATTCTTCAAATAATTACTATGTTATTACTATTGACCAATCAATATCAGAATTAGCAAGTGGTACAGCAGTATCGTTTGTACCTAAACATCAAAAAAATATGTTTACTGATGTAGCATTCCATTCACAAGATGTGACAGTAGTTAAAAATTCTATTAAACAGTCTGGAGAATCTACAAGTACAACATTTACCCCTGGAGCAAATGTTGATTTTGCAATAGACGGTAGCAATATTTCAAGTGTAGGCTCTCATACTTTAACAATGAGAACTATACCATCTGTAAACGATTCGGTCGCACTTACATACTATTCAAATGCAAATGTTATTTCAGCAATAGCAGGTGTAGAATCAGGATCACACAAAGGTAACATTTCTCCACATGTTCCTTTACAAAGTTTTTATCAGAATACTACATTATGGGATTCTGGACTATTACCTACTTACAAGCAATTTAAGAAAGAGAATATTCAAATAAGTAAATCAACTGGCGTTGGCTACGTTGGTATGGATATGATTCATATAACAAGTACAGCCGATGGTGCTAACATAACAGCAACAACAGGCTTAACACTAGGTAAACTATATGTTGCTAGAGAAGATGAGACATCAGCGTTAACTAGTGTTATATCTTCCAATGATGGAGAAAGCTATGTTATTACATTTAGTTCTTCATCAGATGCAGGCAAGTTCCAAACAACAGCCACGGCAGGTGTGTACAAGTATTCTGATGTAATGCTAGTAGGAACAACAGGTAACGAAAATGAATATCTAAGTAGAGCTAAGTTTCCTGTATCAGGAATTGGCGGCTCAGCTATTACTATTTCTATGCCAGCATTACCTTACACAGTATCAAGGTCAGCAGGTGCAAATGTTGAAGTTGATTCAGCATACCCAGGTAACGGATTTACAAATGCTACCCCAACTACATGCGTTATTAGAATTTACGATGCAACATTAAAAACAAATGAAGTTAAAGTTAATGACTATGTTCGTATTATTGATAACTTAGGCGATGCAGGTGCATGTCAACTACATGATACATTGTTTAAAGTTGTTGCATCTAAAGCCAAAAGTCATTTTACAATTAGAGTTAACACAAATGATATATTATCAGGTAATTCAAACGTAACATTTACAGCAAATATTGCCGCAGGCGGTATTAAGTATGTAAACCACGGTAGTGCTTCAGCAGATGTAAACAAAACAATACAAGTAATATCAGAAGCACATAGTATTAGCACAGGAACTTCAATTGTTAGAGCAACAGGTCCTACGGTGCTAGTTACTGGTGTAAATTACGATATTAAGAGTACAGCGGCTGATATAACTACTGATACTTTTTATGTAGAAAACCTTGTAGCTAATATGGCAACAGCGGCACAACTGCTAACAGAATCAGGCGCAGGTGGATTAATTTCTGCATCTGGCGTTGGTATTGAGCCTAGGTCAGCATTGTCTTTTGGTTCAACATCATTTAAAGCAGTACCTGTATTAGGAATAGACTTGTCAGCAAACACAACAGTTGCTAGTGCTATTACTACAGTTAATAAAAACCTTGTACCAATTGCTGGCGCAAACGTACAAATTTATCCACAACTTAATTGGATACCCCAAACAGACAAAGTATTAAATGCTGTTTACATTTCACAGAGACCAGCATACGCTTCAGTAAGCACAGGTGGTTTAGAATTTACATTGTTTGAAGATAAAACAACTGCAACATTGTCTGTGCTAGGTTTAACCGATAAGTTTTACGATAGAGCAAACAATACAGTTAAAGCAAAATTTGAAACTTGGCTGAACACAACAGTTAATAGCAGAGATGTTAACTTATTCAGTAACGTATTCCCAGGTGATAGTACAACTTATGCAACACTAAGTCCTAAAAGTACTAACATTTCTACACAATATAGTTTAGCAATTGATAACACATTCAATGAAATAACATTTGGTAGTAGAGAAGAAGCTGGCATATTTAATGATATTACTAACAGAATATACGGAACAAGTTTATACGACAAACTACTTGATACTAACAAAGGTTCAAGAGGTTTAGTTAATCTTAAAAACAATATTGAGATTTCTACAAGAGAAGCCGCATCATTTGGTAATAAAATTACTAGTTATAACAGCATGGAGCAGATTATTTTGTTACCAGGCGATAACGGTATACCAGGATCGGGCGGAGTTTCTTCTAGTGATTTAAGTTCAGCAAGACTTGTTGCATCATTTGATACTGGAAGTACATACAACGTATACAAAGTAGATTATAGTATGCAAGAATCAACATTAGCATCAGCAAATAAGTACATTAGAACAGGTGTATGGACTATTGCAGGCAGAAAAGAATTTGCCGATACTGCAAACGCTGTTATTTTTAATGATTCATTCTCAAGTCATTCTGAAATTACTACTCATGTTAACCAATTAGTTGAGCCTAAGTTCAGAGCCCAAATGAATGCGGCAGGACTTGTAAGTATATACTTAGTTAATAATCAGTTAGAAGCAGAATCTAGCACTAATATTACGCATAATGTAGGTGTACAACTAAAACTTAAATATGTCCAAGATCGTTGGTCCGCACTCAGTTAAATAGGAATTTATGTTTACAAATACCCAGGACGGCGATGCCAGACTTCGTGCATGGCGTACCTTTAGAAATGACTTCCCAGAAGACGGCACTCTTTTAGATGTTGCGTTAGGGTTTAAGAGTGTTAAAACTAAGCAACGACACCTTGATTATTATAATCCCCGGGATTGGCCTAACGTCTTTGATATAGTTAAAGACGGCTTATTCTGTACTACAGGCTTGTCAATTGTTATAGCATCTACCTTACAGAACTTGGGCTTCATAAAGTCAAATTCTGTACCATTTGAAATGATAAGTAATCACATAACAGGAGCAGAAGGAGCCATATTTGAAGTAGATGGTAAGTTTTTTAATTTTATTGCAGGCGAAACCCACTCCGAAGAATATGTTAGAGACAATTCTGTTACGTTCAATAAAAGTATAATAACACTAGATAAACTTTATGCTTGACAAACTAAATAGTAACATGTATAATAACATTTAGCATAAAACTAATTCACACACAGGAACATGAATGTCAAAAGAAATTTTAATTAGCAAGAGAGACGGTAGAAAAGAACCGCTAGAACTTGACAAACTGCATAAAGTCGTGTTCCACGCCTGTGCAGATATTACAGGCGTTAGTGAATCAGAAGTTGAGATTAAGAGCCACATCCAATTCTATACTGGCATTACTAGTGCTGAAATACAAGAAACACTAATCAAAAGTGCCGCAGATTTAATCACAGAAGAAACCCCTAACTATCAGTTTGTTGCTGGTAGACTTATTAACTATCATTTGCGTAAGCAAGTGTACGGTACATTTACACCACCTTGTTTGTGTGATATTATTCAGGATAATATTAACAGAGGGTTTTATGATGCAGAAATATTAGAACTATACACTAAAGACGAAATCGACGAACTAAGTGACTACATTGTACACGAGCGTGACGAAAGTTTAACGTATGCCGCAATGGAACAGTTTAGAGGGAAATACCTGGTACAAAATCGTAATACGGGGGAGATATTTGAAACCCCACAGGTTGCTTACATGCTGATTTCTGCAACATTGTTTAGTGCATATCCAGAAGAAACAAGACTACAAACTGTTAAAGATTACTATGATGCAATCAGTACGCATTACATTAGTTTACCTACGCCAGTAATGGCAGGTGTTAGAACACCACAGCGACAGTTTAGCTCATGTGTACTCATTGAAACAGGTGACAGTTTAGACAGCATTAACGCAACTACAAGCGCCGTAGTAAAGTATGTAAGCCAGAAGGCAGGCATAGGCATAGGTGCAGGTAGTATTAGAGCAATAGGTTCGCCTATTAGGAATGGAGATGCAACTCACACAGGCGTTATCCCCTTCTTTAAATTATTTCAATCAGCAGTTAAATCATGCTCACAAGGTGGAGTAAGAGGCGGAGCGGCTACACTATATTATCCTTTATGGCATTTAGAAATTGAAGACATGCTTGTCCTCAAAAATAACAAAGGTACAGAAGAAAACCGTGTTAGACACATGGACTATGGTGTACAGTTTAACAAATTAATGTATGAGAGATTACTATCTGGTGGAAACATTACTTTGTTCTCACCACCTGATGTTCCTGGATTATATGATGCATTCTTTAATAACCAAGAAAAGTTTCAAGAGTTATACGAAACAGCAGAACGTAATACACGGTTGCGTAAGAAAACTATTAAAGCAATTGACTTATTCAGTGCATTTGCAACAGAAAGAAAAGATACAGGTAGAATATACTTAATGAATGTTGACCATGCAAACACACATGGATCGTTCAAAGAAGATGTAGCACCTATTAGACAGTCTAACTTATGTACAGAAATTAATCTACCAACTAAGCCGTTAACAACAATTAATGACGAAGAAGGCGAGATTGCATTGTGTACATTGTCAGCAATTAACTGGGGAAGAATAAAGACCCCACAAGACTTTGCTAAGCCTTGCGAACTTGCTGTAAGGGGCTTAGATGCGTTGCTAGACTACCAAAAGTACCCAGTACTGGCGGCAGAGATAGCCACATATAAAAGGCGTCCTTTAGGTGTTGGTATTATTAACTTTGCATTTTGGTTAGCAAAAAATGATACTAATTACCAAGACCCTAACTTAGAATTAGTTGATGAATTTGCAGAAGCATGGAGTTACTACTTAATTAAAGCAAGTGCAGACTTGGCAGTTGAGAAAGGTGCATGTCCTGGTACAAATGAAACAAAGTACGGAGACGGCATAACACCTAATCAAACATACAAGAAAGATGTTGACGAGTTAGTTAAACACAAAGAAAGAATGGATTGGAAAGGACTAAGAGCACAACTAAAGTTCTCTGGTATTCGTAATTCGACACTAATGGCACTAATGCCAGCAGAAACATCTGCACAAATTAGCAATAGCACTAACGGTATTGAACCACCACGTAGTTTTGTAAGTATTAAACAAAGTAAGCATGGTGTACTAAAACAAGTAGTACCTCAGTATGCAAAATTAAAAAATAAGTATGACCTACTTTGGGATCAGAAAAGTCCCGAAGGTTACTTAAAAATAATGGCAGTTTTACAGAAGTATATCGATCAAGGTATCTCTGTGAATACATCATATAACCCAGAACATTTTGAGGATGAAAAAATTCCGATGAGTGTACTACTACAGCATATTATCATGTTTTATAAGTATGGCGGAAAGCAGTTGTACTATAATAACACACACGACGGCCAAGGCGAGATAGATATTGATAAAGAAGAATCGCGTAAGTCAGTTGAAGCAAACTTTGTTACCTCAGTAGATGATGACGATTGCGATAGTTGTAAAATTTAAGGAAAGAGTTAATGAGCGTCTTTAATACCAAGCCTAAAGACAATACTAAGAGTAGTATGTTTTTAGATGCATCAGGCGGAGTAAATGTCCAGCGATTCGATGTATTAAAATATAGACAATTTGATAAGCTAACAGAAAAGCAGTTAGGTTTCTTTTGGCGACCCGAAGAAGTAGACATCACTAAAGACACAAAAGACTTTAGAGATCTAACAGAACACGAACAACACATTTTTACTAGCAATTTAAAAAGACAAATTATCTTAGATAGTGTACAAGGCCGTTCGCCTAATTTAGCATTGCTACCTATAGTAAGTTTGCCAGAGTTAGAAACTTGGATTGAAACATGGGCATTTTCAGAAACAATCCACAGTAGAAGTTATACACATATTATACGCAATATTTATTCTGATCCAAGTGTAGTATTTGACAACATGTTGAATATGAGAGAGATTGTAGCATGTTCTGATACTATTAGTCGTTACTATGATGACCTCATAGAAGACATTGGTTATTATAAGATGTTAGGCGTTGGTACACATACCGTTAATGGCAAAAAAGTTATAGTTGACTTATATTCGATCAAAAAGAAGCTATGGTTATGCCTAATGAGTGTAAATATACTTGAAGGTGTACGTTTTTATGTATCATTTGCATGTAGTTGGGCCTTTGCAGAACTTAAGAAGATGGAAGGTAATGCAAAGATTATTAAACTTATTGCTAGAGATGAGAACGTTCACTTAGCAAGTACCCAGCAGATGTTGAAACTGTTAAAAACAGACGACAAAGATTTTGCCAAAATTGCAAAAGAAACTGATGGTGCATGTGTAGAGATGTTTATGGAAGCCATACAACAAGAAAAGGCTTGGGCTGATTACTTGTTTAAAGATGGTAGTATGATCGGGTTAAACGCTGAACTACTTAAAAATTATGTTGAGTGGATTGGCGCCAAACGTATGAGAGCTGTTGGACTTAATTGTCCTTACACTTCTAGTGCAACTAGCCCGTTACCGTGGACACAAAAATGGATTAGTGGTAGTGAGGTACAAGTAGCACCACAAGAAACAGAAATTAGTAGTTACATTACTGGTGGTACTAAGCAAGATGTAACCGAAGACACATTTAAAGGATTTAGTTTATAATGATAGTAGAAATTTATAGCAAACCACAATGTCCTTTTTGCACACAGGCAAAAGCATTGGCAGAAAGGGAAGGGTACGAACTAACATACAAAATGTTAGATGAAGATTTTATTAGAGAAGACCTAATGGAAATCTTCCCAACTGCAAGAACATTCCCTCAAATAATTGTCGATGGCGAAAAAATTGGTGGCTTTACAGAATTTAAAGCACTGATAGACACAAACAAACTAGGTACAATATAATGTTTACTACAATATTAGAAGATCAACTATCAGAAACAGTTACAGTTAGAAGTATTACTAATGATGAGTTTATTGGTAAACTTATTAATATAGAAGATGATTGCATTACAATTCAAAACCCAAGGTCAGTATTAATTAATGGCCCAGACGTAGTGCTAGGACCGTTTGTACTAACTGCTAAAGCAGAAATAGTAACTATGCAACTCAACACCATTCTTTGTGTGTTACCAACGTTAGAGAACACTAATAAGGACTACAACGCTATGCTTGAATCTGAAGCAGAAGCAGAAGCAGATATTAAAGAAGATAAATAATTGTTATGTTCGGAATAGGAAAAGTAGGTACATCGTTAGTAGGCCCAGGCGCAATCACTGGTCCAGGCGCACCTACGGTGTTTGCTGAAGCTTCAATTGTTAGTACAGCCAATGATACAATAGCAACGCATGGTGAGAATAAACATGCCGCGGCAATAGTTTTACTACCAACATGCAGTAAAACAGTATTTGCAATGAGCAAGCCGGTTACAATGAACAAGCAGAGTACAGGATCATGTTTGCATCCTGTTACCCTTGGTGCTATTACTGTTAAAGTAGGTCTTTAAAATCTATTAAACAAATCTGCCGCATTACATTGTGGCTCACTTCTACAATCTCGTATATTTCTATCCCACGTTAATGGATCTGGCATGTAATCAAATTGAGAGTCGCTCGTTGCAAAGCGAAATGTAAATGTGCTATTACATCCTGTTAATAGTAATATTAATACTAATGTAGTTATTCTAATCATTGTGTGTCCTCCTTTCGAACTATATTTTTAGAGACAAATAATAGTTGCATCTGTACATCTTTCTTCTGGAATAGTATCTTCGAAATGATATTCAGTAAAAGAGTATTGACTATCTTTATCAACAGTACTACACATTATTAGAGTTAATAACAATAGACATGTAACAGCAAAGTGTTTATGTTTCATCATCTGTAAAGGCTGGATGACCTTCGAAATACGCATCAATCATTACATAACATGCAATGTTAATAAATACCAGAATGCCCATAAACACATAGCCCTGGACTATCATTTTCTTCTTTTCCTATTTTTCCATAGTGTGCGATAATCGTCGTATACATTTATAATTAATACTATAACGCAAGATACAATTATAAAACATAGAAACACTATAAGCACACTAGTGAATAACTCAAATGCCAGATCGATTATCACTTTAGGGATACCGATTATTCTCATTACTACTTCCTCTTACACAAGCATTATAATTAGAAACGGCAATTTTACTGCAACGTATGTTACTATTATTGCCCAACTGACTGCTGTAATTATTTGCAACATATTATGTCTCCTTAAATATTTTTCCAAGTAAATGCACCAAAGAACATTTCATCCTCTGACATTTGTCCCCACGGTACTTCTCTGCTTGGATCAGGATTCATCTTATTTTCTGCAGAATTATCAAATGCTCCTTCTACAAACAACCGAGTTCCTTCAGGCAAGTACTTAGGCTCTCTCCACGTATACGAAAGTTGCCAAGCATATTCATAGTTAGGAATATTAATTAACTCCTCTACTTCTCCATCTGGGTAGTATGCTGTTGCTTTCATACTCTTTCCACGGAAATGCATGTGTGGCAAGAATGTATGCAAGTTGACATCCTTCTTTAGTACAACTTCTGCTGTCTGCACAAAGTTAGGATCGTATGGCGGAATTGGTGTCCAAGTGTTAGGAAATATACAAGCACAATCTCCTGCCATTCTTTCTTGTGGTACTACACCCTCATCATGAAAGTATAATCCAATCCTCGCATTGTCTGTTCTTGCAGTACCATCTGGTGTGTAGTGTAACTGTAAGTTTATAGTACTACCTGCTCGTAGTAAACCACCAGTGTTCTCATCATAAAAGTCAGGTGTTCCTCCTGGGACATACGCACTAATACCTGCATAGTTCATTTCTTCTTGGCCACCGCCTTGTGTACCAAGGATGTTACCATTTCGCTGTCCAGGAACACTAATTGAATTTAACATGTGATGCATAACAGTTGGCTCCGAAGGAAGAAACTCTGAGCCACGCAACCAACGATCTTCTGTTAGTCCTGAGTCTACAGCAAGGTAACGATAAGGTATTGCATTAGGGCCAAGACTTCCAATTGCTGGGATCTCTTGCGCCGGAACATCAATGATCATATCGGGTTCACCATGTACCCACGCTGAAGTTGAGTATACTGTTTCTGTTAGCGGATCTCTATTACCTTCTACAGGAGTTCCTGCATCAATCCACTTTACAATAGTTTCCATTTCTGTATGACTTAATGTCCTATGATTTATAATGCGATCTACATACTTAGGATCTATCTGTCCTGGCGGCATTCGCCTTGACTCAATAGCTTCTTTGATTGCAGGAGCGAATGCTTGTAGCATTCTATAATCAGTCATTGCCCATGGTCCTATACCATTTTCTCTGTGACAAGCCTGACATTGTTCTACAAATATAGGTGCTACATTTTCAGCGTAGTCTATATCTATATCATCATGAGCACTAGCAAAAGACGTTATTAAACTACTTACTAGCAATATTAACTTTTTCATTTCGTTCTTCCTTTAATTTATTATAGCCTTTATCATCTAAGTGTGTAACGGCTATCCAAAAATGAGACATCTCATCTCCAGTCCTACTGCCATCTACTACCCACATATCTGAATCAGGGTTGTTTGGATTATCAGCAGTATTGTCATACCATTGTTTCATAACTAGTACTGCACCTGCAGGAACTAGTGGTGCTACTGAAGTATCAAACAAATGGCTGTGGTGCCAAGTTGCACTCCAGTTAGATACTTGTCCTATCTTTTCTGTACGTCCGCTTTCAGGATAAAATATCTCTAAGCTGGCGGCATTCATCCGCAAGTGTCCGTGTGGTTGGAAACTGTCTATACGCACTGGATGGTCAAAAGACTTAAACCCTTGTGTCATTGCATAACCATTAGGAGGTATAATTAAGTGACCATTCTCATAACCATCTCGCAAAGGGTATAGTGCTAAGTCTTGATTGTAACTCTTGTCCTCATATCCTACTTCATGGAACCATAGTCCAATCTCTACTATATTATCTTTAACTGCTAGTCCTTGTGCTGTTGCTCCAACCCCTCCTGGATACATATGAATGTCCCAGAGAATTTGTGAGTCTGCTGGAAGTGTACGGCACACACCATCGCCTGGAATCTCACCCCACTTGCCCATAGCATATTCAGTTAACTGTCCATAACGTTCTAACTCTCCAGTTCCTTCGTTTGTTAAGAATACAGAACTATTAGCGTGATGCACTACGGCCTTAGCATCTCCACGTGGCTTAACTTGAACTGCTTTAATACATCTAGGAACTTCGTTGCCGGCAGGCACATAATGTTTATGCCAAAGATCCGCCCCTTCGGCAGGAATATCTATAGGAGTTGATGCAATTATAAGGTCAGGTTCACCGAAGTCCTGTGCAAAACTCCATTCATTATCATTTGGAAATACTACAGGCTGTACTACAATTTCTGTATTGCCATACATTGATCCAGTGTCTACCCATTCAACAAAAGTATCAATATCTTCTTGGGATAGGCGCCAGTCGCCTTGTAACTTTTGTATACCAACACCGTGATCATACGCATAAGGTGGCATTTCTCTTTTCATTACTTTAATAGCCATTAGTGGCGCCCATGGTCTAACTTGGTCATACGTTTCAAAACTCATTGGTCCTATGCCACCTGCTCTATGACATACTACACAATTGTTATTAATAATATCAGCAACGCCTGTGACATAATCTGTCGCCCACGCTGATGCAGACACAGTGGCTAAAAGAGCCACGGCTATATACTTGTACATGTGTTTTTCCTTTGGATTGCGTATCAATTACGAGCGAATGCTCTGATACTAATATAACCTTATGTTATATTCTTATATAAACTATTTATCTTAATTGAAGTACGATTGTACTTTTCTAGATTTTAAAAATTCCTTATTAAACTTTTGTGCATAGTACAATGTTTTTAATCCGTACTCATCTAAATGATTAATCTTAGAAACGGTTTTATTAGTCATTTCCCAATCAGAACTAACCATATTTAAGAACATATGGTACTCTTCTGCGTTTTCAGTAACATGTCCTGTTGGCGTAATATGTATATCATCTTTAACTGGATTATCAAACTTTTGTAATTGATTATGCGGTATTAGTTGGCTAATCATTGGCAATTGTAGTAGTCCTCTTCCTTTCTTGTTGACTATAAATGTTCGTAAACTGTTATAGTTTTCTAAATGTCTTTTTAACTGAACAGGCTTAACATTGCTGTATTTGTCTTTAATCTCTCTAAGCAATGCGGCATCGTAATCAGCATCTAACATTTCTGTTTCTAGCTCAACAGGCAAAACATCATACAACCAATTACTGTCATGGTCAATAACACATGAGCCTATATTGTCGTTACTAATGCCAGGCGTAAATTTAATCTTAACATTTCGTTGAGCACAAAACGTTATAATGTAAGGTATCTGATGTTTGTTATGTTCAAACACAAAAAACTCTACCATTGCATTCGAGTTAGCAATACTAAGTAAGTTTGCAATAGATTCCCATTCAGCACCTAAAAACACTTTACCGCAGTCATCTTCAAACCCATCACAAAACACATGAATCATTGCTTGGTGATGTTTTATTGTTTTAATAACTTTAGCGTCTAACATTCCATAAGTAGATACAGTAAGCATACCACCTACTAGTTTGGATAAACGAGTAACATCTTTCCATAATCCTGCATCACCATATGTACTTTTTAAATATATAGGGCGATCAAATACAAAGAAGCCTTCTGAGATACTGTCTAAGCTGTGTAGTACAGTTTCTAAGTCTAGTGTTAAGTTTGGGTAGTCTCGTTTTCCGAAGCGATGTTGAGCCCATTGTCCTTGCGAACTTAATGGATTGTATATTGTGCTGTGTGTTGTTGGATCTATAATCATAAAAAAACCGTGCTATTGTTTATATTTAGCACGGTTTTTGTTACTTAAAACTTATTACGGTTTGGAAGACAATGCTGAAGTATAGTTAACAACTTCGTCATACGATGAATCATCTGTATCGTAATAGAATGAACTTGGATCACCATCGATGTCTAATTCACTAACGTTAGTTGTGTATAATCCAATTGAGAACTCTTCTACCATTGTTGCTTTATTAGAACCACCACTTTCTACTACACTACCTCTTATAGCAAACAAGTAAATACCTGGAGCTCTTGAGGAAGGACATGTACTAGCATTAGTTGTATCAATAGTTATAATACCTGTTGCTATGTCGATTGTTACCCAAGGTGGTAACGGAGCAAAGTCTAGTATCTTAACGTCTGTTGCTGATGCGTTTAATCCTAAGTCAAGTGTGCTTGCCGCCACGCCATGTTTAACATTAACAATTCTACCTGATGTTACTGTTGTTAATACTCTAGCGTCAACGTTCTTAGTTGTAAGTGCTGATTTATAAACAGAAGAATAATCAATACTTGCATCTGAGTCATCAAATGTTAAGTTAAATATACCTGTTGCGTGACCTGAAGCTAACATTTGTTCTTTAATTTGACTTGATGTTAATGCAGGATCTCGTTGAACATAATGTGTAACAACGCCTGCAACTAAACCTGCTGATAGACTTGTACCAGTTCCTGTTAAGTAGTTCGATACATTGTCTTTATCTGCTATATCAATCCCTACTCCTAATGCAAATATATCAAGTTCAGCACCGTAGTTAACAAAACTGTTTGAACTACTATGAGGTGCGTTAGTAAATGATGTTACTTGCTCGTCCGAGTTGAATGAACCTACTGTTATAATCTCGTTAACGCCTGCTGGTGACTTAGTATTTACATCGACCCCATCGTTACCTGCCGCGGCTACAACAACCATATTAGAAGCGTTCATTTCTAATATTTTAGCATCAACGAATGCGTTAGCTGGAATAGTCCAAGGTAAGCATACTGCTTTAACATCTGTTTGAGTATTTGCTTTATGATGAACTAAACATGCACTTAATGAATTTATAATTTCACCAACTGTTACATTACCACCGTTTGTATTAAACAGTTTAACGTTCTGTAAATATGCATCTTTGGCACTACCAATGTTTGTTCCAATAATCATTGAAGCAACAGCAGTTCCGTGACCTCCAGCATCACCGTAAGTTGATACATCATCATCATCTGCAAATGCTGACCATAAATTTTGTATTGTACCACCTACGAACTCGTTGTGTAGGTTATTAATACCTGTGTCCACTAAGTAGACAAATTTCCCTGTTCCAGTTCTTGCTGGATTCCAGGCGTTATTTCCAGATGAATGAACAATAGTGTCCAAATGTGTTCTAGAAAATGTTGCCCCTGCTTGTACAGTGGCGGAAACTGTTTCTGTTGCTAACTGACTAGCGGTTAGACCAGAGATAGCATCTTTCTGTGCTTCAGTGGCTTCAATCTCGTATGTTAAGGTAAATCCTAACGTTGCTTCGACTGAGGCACCTGCGGTTGTAATAGCACTCTGAGCCGCGGTATCATCTGCGGCGTTTATGCTCACTAAGTATCTTGCCATGTTTTACTCCAATAATAGTATTTGGTTGATCCAATTTATACTAAGTATTTATCATAAACGTTTGAATAGAGAACCTTTAATGGACAATACATTACTATCGATAGGCAACACAACAACACTTGAGTTAGATTATGAAGCTGGAACCAGCAAACTAATACTTACTAAACCAAGTGAACCAAACTTAATGAATTTGTTTAAAGAACAATTGAGTACATTAGAAGGTGTTACTGTTTGTTTAAGTGGAGGATTAGACAGTCAATTCACTGCAAACTTGGCTAAACACTTCTGTAAGGATGTTAATGCAGTATGCTTTAGATTTCTTTGGGATGGCAATGTAATAAATGCAGATGATGTACTAACTGCTACACAGTTTGCAGAGCTAATAGATCTAGACTTGCATTTTGAAGACATAGACGCAAAGGATCATTTAGAAAACAATCTAAATGAATATACTAGACGTTATAGAACAATGAGTCCTCAGATTTCTGTACAACTTGCCGCAATTAAAAAGTCTAAATTTAACGATAGAATATTAATGTTAGGTGGAGAAGCACCTACTGTAGCAGTTTCGGCAGACTTTAACAATGTTTTTCTAAGTAGAAAACATTATCTAAATGAAGATGGCTCTCCTCAGGACGGTATAGGTTGGGCATCTCCAACTTTTTACTTTAACTTTAGTGCTCCTTTTACAATACTAGAACAAGAACATGGCATACATATTATTAAAGATCCATTTTTGCTAACACCAGAAATTTTATATGCTGGGTATTATCAAAACAAGTACGCTATTGAATCATTTGGTAAAGTAATAGAAGTTACTACTGGTGTAAAAACTAATATAGAAGTATACAAACAAATGTATTACAAGTCTTTTGAAGAATTTGATTACATATTTCCTATTTCAAAACGCACAGGATTCGAAAACTTAAAATTCCACTTAGCATCACAAACTGGCAATTACGATGAATTTGATGAACGTTACAGAATACCATTGTATAATGTAGCAAGAGAATCAACTTGGTACAATCCTAGTGTACTAGATCAAGGAAGATCGCCTAGTGCAAAAGCATCTAAAATTAGTAGGTTAACTAAATTTGAAGGCATTGACCCGACTGAGTTAGAAGATATAATACTTAATAGTGTTAGAGAAGTTGAACCTAAAGCCTGTAACATTTATCAATTTGACTGGTAATGATTCACATTTACATAACAGGGCAGATAGCAAATAAAAAGAAAGTAGAGCAATATTGTGTAGACTGCTTGCATCATTTCTTTAAAGGTAGGTTAAAACGTGACATTGATGTTGAAGTTCGTATAACAAAAAGACTTAGCGATAATAGTCACGGAGGATGTTATGGCGACTCTAGCAATATTATTGTAGAGTTAGCAAAAGGACTAGAAATTAATGGTGTATACGAAGTAGCACCGTATAAAGAAGTGCTAGTTACTTTAGCACATGAACTAGTACATGTTAAACAGCATATCAGAAAAAAGTATACAAAGCAAACGGTTGCCCACCTGTCTGAATCAGAGAATGAAGCTTACTATTTAGAGTATGTGTTGTACGACAAGTACTGGAATTAATCTAATTTAGAAACCCAATTTAATTTAACACCACGTCTGACTAATTCGTTACGACATTTTTGTTTGGCTTTAGGCTTTATATTATGATCATTTATAGCTTCAATTAATGTTTCTTTTGATTGATTCTTTATATAGAAATGTTCGTGAACCGACCTACTTGATGACCTTCCTGTTACTGGATCTTTGATCCATTTACGTCCACTTGGTTTGAATTTTACTGGCATGATAATATATTAAATTTAACACTTAAAATTAATTTCTTAAGCAACTGTATTTATCCGCAACTTAAAGCTATACATAACTTTTTATGAACACCATGATAAATATTGGTATATAATATTACATTATCAAAGGATTTAAAAATGTCAAAAACCCCTTATGAAATTAGGTTAGATTTAGTAAAAGAAGCAAAAGAAATATTACAAGCTAAAGCAAAGAATCCAGAAGATATGCCAACCACTGACGAAGTTCTTAGAGAAGCAGAACGGTTAAATGAATTTGTATCTAAAAAGCCATTCGGCGAAAGATAAAACTATCCAAAAAGTTACCACTCGTGTAACTGCTAAACTATAAATAAAAAGAAGAAAGATGTATAGGCTCGGATAGCTCAGTTGGCAGAGCAGTTGATTTGTAATCAACAGGTCGTAGGTTCGAATCCTATTCCGAGCTCCACAATTTGGGGGCTGTAGCTCAGTTGGGAGAGCGCCACGTTTGCAACGTGGATGTCGTAGGTTCGATCCCTATCAGCTCCACCAGGTACTATTTGAGATATTATATGAAGCCAGACTCACCGTTAGTAAACTATTCTTGTTATCCTTATCTTGCATCAACTGAACAAGAAAAAATTGGTAATGATAGAACAGGACTAGTGCAGTATAAAATAAACAGCGCCGGGTTTAGAGGCAAAGACTTTGAAAATATTGACTTAATAACATTAGGATGTAGTATTACATTCGGTATTGGTGTTGATCAGGATAAAACTTGGCCTTATAGACTTGCTGAAAAAGGAAATCTTACCGTTGCTAATTTATCTAAGCCAGCAGGTAGTCCTGACACATGTTTTAGATTTGCTTCATATTGGATACCAGAGCTAAAGCCAAAGTATGTAGTTTATTTACAACCGCCTCCAGGCAGACTTGAGATATTAAAGTCTGACCTCTTCCAAAGAGTGCAAGGACAACTAACTGTTAACAACACAGGAGTTATTGATAAAAGATTATACAGCATGTACAATGCATGGATTAGAAATAAAATAAATAATGACTTAAACTATCAAAAAAATAAACTTGCTATAGCACAACTTTGCACAAATAACAACATAGAATTTCTTTCGTATACATTAGAAGGCTGGGATTTTAAAAACGATCTTGCTCATGATGATGTCCACCCTGGCCCTGCGGCTAATGAACGATTTGCAACAATCGTTTATAGTGATCTAGATACCAGAATATAGCAGATATGCGACAACCGAAGCGTAAATACAATTAACAATTACATTAAGGTATTCAATAATAAATATGGCAAATAAGAAGACACATAAACAACCACAAGAAGCAACAGACGAAGTAATGCACAAACTGTTAGATCAAAAAATTGAGATACCAGTAGGTCTTCTTAGGAAAAAGCATATCTTTATTGCAACACCTTGTTATGGTGGGCAACTTGGCGAACCATACTTTAGAAGTATGATGAAACTTGCTATAATGTGTAACAAGTACGATATACCATACACCATTAGTACACTAGCAAACGAGAGTTTAATAACTAGAGGCAGAAATACACTGGTTAGTTTCTTTATGGAAAATAAAGATGCTACACATTTATTTTTTGTAGATGCTGATATTGAATTTGAACCTGAAGATATGTTAAGAATGGTTGCATACGATAAGCCTGTTATAGTTGGTGCTTATCCTAAGAAAGCAGTTAATTGGGAAAGTATTATTGGCGCCGCAAGGGCAAACCTAGATGAAACATCACAAACAATTGAAGGGCATAGTTCGAACTATGTTGTAAACTTTGACTTTATAAAAGATGAGAAAGGCAACAAAACTCCGCAAGTGCAAATACAAGACAATTTAGTTAAACTTAAAGACGCTGGAACAGGCTTTATGTGTATTAAGAAAGATGTTATTCAGCAGATGTTTGACAAGCATACCGAGTTAAGTTATGCAAACGACATTAATGTAGACCAGAAGTTTGAGCAATACATGTATGCATTGTTTGATACAATGATTGATCCAGACACTAGACGTTACTTGTCAGAAGACTACACATTTTGTAGACGTTGGCAAAAAATGGGTGGCGAGGTTTGGTTAGATCCAAGAACTGCACTTAATCATATTGGACATTATACGTTCCGTGGCAACATTAGAAAATTATTAACTGGAGATCCTGTATAATGGCTGAAGAAGTAAAAGAGATTCATAGCAAGATAGACAAAACTGTTATATCAGTGTTACTACCTACTAGAGGAAGAACTGATCTATTAAAGAAGAGTTTAGAAAGTCTAATTAGTCATGCAAATGATCCAACTAGAATAGAAATTTTATTAGGACTCGATGACGATGACGAAGAAGTACGACCTTTTATTGAACAAGAGATTGCTCCTTACTTGCAAGAGCAAGGTGTTGAATGTAGAGCAAATATTTTTGAACCACTAGGTTATTCAAAGTTGCATGTATATGTAAACACACTGGCTTCATCTGCTACAGGGCAATGGTTATTCTTTTGGAATGATGATGCACTAATGGAAACACAAGGTTGGGACGACCAAATTGAAAGCAAAAATGGTCAATTCAAATTGTTTGCTCCACATGATAATCATGCAGGACATCCTTATGCTATACTTCCTATTATTCCAATGGATTGGTTTAGATTAATGGATCATTTAAGTATGAATTCTCAGAATGATGCTTGGTTAAGCCATGTTGCTTACATGTTAGATATATTTGAAAGAATTGATATTAACTTTCTACATGATCGTGCAGACTTAACAGGTAACAACGATGATGAAACATTCAAGGCTAGGTCATACTCAGAAGGTAATCCATCGGATCCGGCAGACTTTGGACATGCAGACATGCAAAATTCTAGAGTTAGAACTGCATACAAAATTGCATGGTATCTGGACAAAATAGGACAACATTCAGACTGGTGGGATAATGTACAAGCAGGTACGCAAGATCCGTTTGAAAAAATGATATTCCCAGACGGTGTTAAAGGTGCCGGACAATTAGACGCAGGCGCCGATGTTATTCCCGATGATGTAGTTCTAGAGTTATAATGCGAATATTGTCATTCGGTGACAGTTACACTTATGGTACTGGAATGGAAGATTGCAATAGCAATAGAAACCCGGCACCAAGTTTATTTGCATATCCACAACTATTAGCAAACTCTTTTAAATGTAGTACATTAAATCTAGGATCACCTGGTTCCAGCAATAAACAAATTTGGAACACTATTTTACAATCTAAAATAAACAAAGGTGATATTGTAACAATAATGTGGTCGTCAGCTCAACGAACTTGTATTATTAACACTCCTCAAGAAGATCCTTCTACTACAGATAAGTGGCGCATAGCAGAACATGTGTCAGGTCGATTCTATACAGAACATACAACAGCAGTAGCTAGTTGGCTAGATAACGATATAAGTAAAGCATACTTTGAGCATGTATATGATCCTATCGATGCTGATATAATTATGAACTTGTTTATATCTCACGCAGACTTTTATCTAAAAAGTATAGGTGTTATACAAGTTATACATGCTGTAATACCGGATACAATCATGATAAAACCCTTTTGGAACAACAATATAAAGTTGTTAACATGGAAGCCTACAGACAGAACACCAGATGGACATGCTGGCATCCAGTCACATAAAGCATTCACTAAAATCCTAGCAAGACAGATAACAAATAATACTTGACAAATGCTGTAAAGCCTGTATAATATACTTTTTATAGGAGTATCCGTATGGCTACACATGCAATGATTGACATCGAGACATTAGGCACAGAGCCTGATGCTGTTATACTCTCAGTAGGTGCAGTTAAGTTTGATCCGTATAACAGTATAGAACCTCACACAAAGCAACTGTGGCGCCCTACAGTAGACGTACAGACTGAAGATGGACGTAGTGTACTAGAAAGTACATTAGAATGGTGGGCAAAACAGCCTCAACATATCCAAGACGAAGCATTTTCAGATGAGGACAGGATACCGTTAAGTGACTTTGCGGCACAATTAAACAAGTATCTAGTTGGTTGTGATAAAATTTGGTGTCAAGGTCCTCAGTTTGATATGGTTATTTTAGAGAACTTGTTTACTCAGTTTAAATATCACAAAGGTTGGGCATTTTGGCAAATAATGGATTGTAGAACAGTATTCAATATGATGCCATCAGATCCACGTAAAGCAATTCAGCAAAACTTACATAGTGCAGATGCTGATGCTTACTACCAAGCAGTCTGTGTACAACAATCATACAAGCACTTTAACATATTACAATAAGTCAATGAATAATTCGGAGCAATGGAGAAAGAACTCCGATGAATGGGTCAAGACCATGGAAGCATCAAGAATTAAAAAGGAAGAATACAACAAGTATCGTATCACCACAAATGACCCATTATCCTACAGAGATTGGTTAGCCATGGGAGAAATATCATGAGCCAATACACTGATAAAATAAATCAGATAGCAGAAGACTTTGCAATGCTAGAAGTATATGAAAACATAAATGCATTAGAAGGCAGAGACGGTATGCTTATATTACATTTCAACCACGGCGGTAAGAAAATAGAATTTAGAACAGACTCTGTGTACGAAGGAACTGAAGGCAAAGCAGGTGAAACTATTATATTGCCAGCCACAGATACTTACTATATTACACTGAAAGAAAAGTACACTTCGGCAACTTGGGGACACATATTAGGCAAGTGGTGGAAGAAGATTAAGCAAATAAAAGCTCCATCGACATTCTTTGGAGATTGAAAATAATGATAAGTAGTAATACAATATACTTTTTAAAGTTGAGAGGTTATACATGGAACCATATATAATAATACTTCCTTACATAATAGGAACATTGATAGGTTTGTATTTTGGATTTAAAAGTGGTGTCAGGACAGGTTCTGAGAACACTATTGATGCATTAATGCAACGAGGTTTTTTGAAATACAAGGAGACAGCTGAAGGGCTTATTGAATTTATCAAGGTAAAATAAATGCTTTTTAAACTATTTGGAAAACAAAACGGTAAGATACACACTACTATTTTTATGATAGCAAGTTTACTGTTTGCATACTTTACAGTTTTCCACTTCACACTTACAGAGTGGTTAACACTATTTGTAGGTGCTACAATATTTACAGGTTTTACTACTTCTGGCTTCTTACATAGGTATTGTTCTCATAGAAGTTGGAAAATGCCTAGATGGTTAGAAGTATTCTTATTAGGCAGTACCACAGCATTACTTAATCAACCTGCAATGGGTTGGGCGGCTGTACATTTATCTCATCACGTTCACACAGATAAAGAAGGCGACCCTCATGGTCATATGCATAGTATATGGGATAACTTCTGTGTGTTTAACAAAGTGCCGCCAATAAGACACATACCTCGTTGGATGCTTAGAGATAGGTTATATGCTAAACAAACCAAATACTATTGGGAAACAGCAATTACTTTACAAGTGATTGTATCATACTTTTTAAGTTGGCAAGTAATGGTATCTCTAATTTCTATATCGTATCTTTACCAAGTAGGACTTAATTTAGTAGGGCACTCAACAGAATTAAAGCCACGCAATAGTTCACTACTTGCTATACCTTGGATGGGTGAATTATACCATGCAAATCATCACTGGAATCCAGGTGATGCTAGGTTTGGATTACTAGATGGCACCTATTATTTCATGATAAAATGGGCAGAAATGCTAGTTCCGAGCCAAAAAACCGTTAAGAAATCTTAAAAACCTACTAAAATCAACGGTCTACACCTTACGAAAACGGTTGACAAATTGCCAATATTTGCTATAATAGTTGTATAAATTAAATAAAGAAGGCAATTTATGTACAACATTTACCAAATCAAACTAAGCGAAGAAGTATACAACTTTGTTAACGGTCCAGAAGGCGGACACACAAAGACTTCTGAAAAGTACCCAGAGTACAATGCTCATATGGAAGTAATGCATAAAGGTTCAGAAGGATTTACTACTGATATGTTTGAGCATTACACTAAGGTATGTGAAGTTGCTAACTTTGAAGGTCCAGTTAATAGCGAATTAGAAGAAGTATTCAAAATCCTAAATGGTTACTACTACAACGAAGACACAGACACAGACGAAACGTTTGATGCTTTCGTTAGTGGCTTTAAGATGAAGACTTACTTAAACAAGAAGACTAAAGAAGTGAGTGAATATAGAGACATGCATTCACTATCAGTTGGTGACATTGTTGAAGACACTTCAACTGGCGAGTTCAACATTGTAGATGGTATGGGCTTTGCACAAATTCAAATAAATAATTTAGAAGTTGCATAACATGAAAGAAAGAGCAATACTATTTGCCACTGAGGCACACGGAAGCCAAGTACGAAAGTACTGTGGTTCTCCGTATATCACTCATCCTATCGCAGTATCAGAGATTGTTGAATCAGTTGATCATACTGAAGAAATGGTAGTGGCGGCTATATTGCATGATGTTGTTGAAGATACTGAAGTAACAATTGATGAGATTACTAAAGAGTTTGGACCTGATGTTGCAGAGCTTGTTTATTTTTTAACAGACATCTCTGTTTTAGAAGATGGCAACAGAGCACACAGAAAGCAATTAGATGCAGAGCACAATGCTAAAGGTCCAGCTGGAGCACAAACTGTTAAGGTTGCTGATTTAATTCATAACAGTTCAGACATATCTGTACAAGATCCTAGGTTTTGGAAAACATACAAAATTGAGAAGTTGCACACTTTGAGCTTGTTGGATAAAGCAGACCCTTCACTTAAAGCAAGAGCAAGAGCACAAATTATGGATGTAAAGTAATGAGCAAACAATTTGATCCTAAGGAATTAGAAAATAGTAAACGAATCTATAAATCGGCAACACCAAAGCAAGATTTAAGTTGGTATGTTAAATGGTGTGCAAGTGCCTTCATATTAATAGCTGTAGTGGCAAGAAGCGCCGGCATAGAATACCATATGATTGATGTATGGTTTAGTTTAGTAGGAACAATGGGCTGGCTCACAGTTGGCTTACTTTGGAAAGACAGGGCATTAATTATGCTTAATGCTGTTATTGTCACTGTATTAGCACAATCAATTGTGCGGGGTTTAGTAGGTTTAGTATGATCGATATATTACAAGAAGTAACTGATTGGGGAAATTATTCTGTTAGTAATGGCATTTATCATGTTAACGGTGCTGGACAGTTAGTAGCATATAAACCGCTAGTAGGCGACTTAAAAACATTTAAGAATCCTTTAAAGCAGTTTAGCAAGAGCAGACGTAAGTTCGTTAAACTCGGTGAACGAGAAGAAGGACTTGCGGCTGGTGTTGTTACAGTACAAGGTTCAAATGGTAAAGTATATACTATTGATGACGGAAAATGTTCATGTCCTGGATTCACGTTTAGAGGCAATTGTAAACACATCAAATAAATAGTAGTATGGAAAACATTATGTTAGTCGAACCAAACCATCAATCGTTACACATTAGATCAGATATAGATCCTTTTAGTGCGACTGATGTAGTTTGGCATGATAGACAAACAGAAATGTTACAACTTATGAAAGATAGGTTTGGCATAGGACTAGCGGCTCCACAATTAGGTGCTAGTTACAGAATGTTTGTAATGAATCATAGAACAATTGGCGACATGGGAGTTTATAATCCTGAGATTATTTCTCAATCTGAAGAAACAATTTGTCAAGAAGAAGGTTGTTTAACGTTTCCATTACTATTTTTTATGGTAACAAGACCGGCAACATGCGTTGTTAAGTTTCAGGACTGCTTTCAAAAAGAACACACATTAGAGCTAGACGGTACAGACGCACAATGTTTTCAACACGAATTCGATCACTTAGAAGGTAAATTATTTTTAGAATATGCAAGTGATATGAAATTGCAAAGAGCAATGAAGAAACGTGAAAAGCGAGTTAAACAAATAATGAAGATGCAAAAATGACAAAAACAGTAGAACAAATAAACGAAATGATCAGTACAAGTGATGCAATATTATTCATGAAAGGCACACCTCATAAACCAGAATGTGGCTTTAGTGCTAAAGTAGTACAAGCACTTATAGAAGTCGGCAAGCCATTTAGTTATGTAGATATATTAGCAGACCCTGAAATTAGAGCAACACTTCCTAGTGTTAGTGATTGGCCTACATTCCCGCAACTGTTTGTTAAGGGAGAGTTAGTTGGTGGATGTGATATTATTACAGAGATGCACCAAAACAATGAACTAGCACCTATGTTCGAGTAGGTAGCGTATGGAATATCCGTTCTTTGTTAATAACTTTGACAGGGTTAAAAACCACAAGATACAGTTCCCGGCAGTAAGCAAGATATTTGAACATCCTGTTTCTTTTTGGTATGGCGAACGTAACGGTAAAGGTTGCAAAGATCTACACAAAGGTATAAATCGTTTACTAACAAGATCCTTACCACAACTACCTGTATTTGTTATATACAATTTGCCTTCACGAGATATGGGGCATTACAGTAAAGGTGGTGCAAGTGGTGAAGAAGATTATATAGATTTCTTATTTCAGTTCTGTAACGGGATTGGGGAACATAGTCCTATAGTTATATTTGAGCCTGATGCATTACCTCATAGCACTTTAATGGACAAAGAAGATAGAGAGTTTCGTATTAAGCTCATGAAACACGGTCTCGAAGTACTAACAACACATAGTAATGCTATTGTTTATGTTGATATAGGCCACAGCAATTGGCTGGAACCTGATGTTGCAGGCAAGTTAATTAACTCTGTTACTAATAAGCATGTACGTGGATTTAGTGTTAATGTAAGTAACTTTAGAAGTACGGAAGAGAGTGTTAAATGGGCTCTTAGACTTACAGAGAACACGTCTAACAAGCGTTTTGTTATCGATACTAGTCGTAATGGCAACGGACCCTATGGAAACGACTGGTGTAATCCTCCGGGAAGAGCATTAGGCATTCCGCCTACTTGTGATACAGATATAGATAAATGTGATGCGTTTCTTTGGGTTAAAATACCTGGGGAATCAGATGGTACAGGTAACGGTGGTCCAAGGGCTGGGAAGTTTTGGGCTGAATACGGAAGTGAGTTAGTTCTTAATAAAAAAGATTAACTAACACCACTTGGATCTAAGTCATCATCGTCAACTACGTCAACACTACCTTGTGAACCATCTCCAGTCATATCATCACCTGCTGGTACTTCTAAACTGTTTTCTAAGTAATGTTTGCAATCGCCAATATAAGTTTGTGCTTTAACAATTTTAGCCTGCCACCAATGTGGGAAGTCAGAATCTGGAAGTTCGTCTAACATTTTATATAGTTCTACACAGTATTTACCCATTTCAAATAAGTTTCTTTTGATCATGTCTCTTTCGTTATCAACATGTCCTACTGCTAGTTTTTCGTTATCGCTATCACCAGCATCTCTTTCATCAATTGCTGAGTTATCAACATCGTATGAATCAAGTAATGTAGTTGAACGAGGTTGCTCTATAATAGTCGGCTTATTAACTAACTTTGTAGGCTTAATACCAGCTAACTGTTGTAGTTTTTCTATTTCGTTCATTTTATAATCCTGCTAGTTTTCTAAGCTCTGCTATTGTTTCTGCTAGAGC